GAAGGAGAAATTGTCCTTGATTTATTTGGCGGCTCCGGTTCAACCCTTATCGCCTGCGAACAACTCAACCGCACCTGCTACATGATGGAGTTGGACCCGATATACTGTGATGTCATTATCGAGCGCTGGGAGCAATTCACGGGTCAGAAGGCGGTGCTGCTGTCATGATTGCCAAGGAACACATCCAGGTTCTTGATACTCTGTATAAAGACGGGCGCATTAGCCGGCAGGGCATGAAGAGCATTCGAGGCCAGATCATCTCGATGGATTCCTTTGAGGAGCGCGAGGCGTATCTCAAGAAGGTTATCAGGAACACGGCCGAGAAGAAAAAGAACTGATTGTTTGGGGAGGTGGCGAGAGTGTCTAAGAAAAGGTCCAGGCGAAGGCCAACAACCTATAAAGACTGGATAACCGAGGAAGGCCTTGGGAAGATCGCCGGTTGGGCAAGAGATGGTCTTACCAACGAACAAGTAGCGCAGCAAATCGGCATCCACCCCTCCACATTGTATGAATGGCAAAAGAATTACCCGGAGATAGGCGAGGCCTTAAAAAGAGGCAAAGAGGTTGTTGACCGCCAAGTCGAAAGTGCCTTACTCAAAAGGGCGCTGGGGTATGAGTATGAAGAGGTCAAGATGATTGCGACCGAAAGCGGTGGCAAACGTGTAGAGAAGACCCGGAAGCAGGTGTTGCCCGATGTAACTGCCCAAATCTTCTGGCTCAAGAACCGGAAACCCGAAGAGTGGAGGGACCGGAAAGAGACCGAGATCACCGGCAAAGATGGAGGACCTGTCGAATTAAAGAGCTGGGTTGATTTGGTGGTGAAAGCACATGAAGGAGAGGCAGATCCTCCAGAAAGCCCAGCGTGACCCTGTTTGGTTCGTCGAGGAAGTTTTGAACGCTCACCCGTGGGAGAAGCAAGCGGAGATACTGCGGGCGGTCAGAGACTATCCCAGAACCGCCGTCCGGAGCTGCCACGGCGTCGGCAAGTCGTTCATCGCAGGCCGGGTGATACTCTGGTTCCTCTCCTGCTTCCCGTACTCAATCGTTCTGAGTACAGCTCCGACCTGGAGGCAGGTGGAGAAGCTGATCTGGAAGGAAGTGAGGGCTTCATACAGGAGGGCCAAGATACCGCTTGGGGGTAACCTCCTTCCCAAAAGCCCGGAGATTCAGATCGTCCAGGACGAGTGGTATGCTGCTGGCCTGTCTACGAATGAGCCCGACCGTTTCCAAGGCTTCCACGAAGAGAACATTCTGGTGGTGGTGGACGAGGCCGCGGGCGTGCCTGAAGAAATCTTTGAGGCCATTGAGGGTGTGCTTACTTCGAGTAACGCACGTCTTCTCTTGTTGGGGAACCCGACCAGCACGGCGGGGACATTCTTTCAGGCGTTCAGAGGCGGGGGCTGGAAGACGCTCAGCATATCCGCGTTTGACACGCCCAATTTCATGGCGTTTGGCATAACAGAGAGCGACATCGCTGCCGACACCTGGCGTAACAAGATCACTGGGCCTTTGCCAAACCCGAAGCTGATAACTCCGGAGTGGGTGGCCGATAAGTACAGACGCTGGGGGCCGGAGTCGCCGGCCTATATTGCGCGCGTTAAGGGTGAGTTTCCCCCAGAGAGCGAGGATACTCTCATCCCCTTGGCTTGGATCGAAGCGGCTATGGAGAGATGGCATGACATGGAGCACGGCGAACCGGTCGAACTCGGTGTGGACGTTGCCAGGTTCGGCAGCGACAAAACCGTCATCGGCGTTCGACACGGGTGGAAGGTCATCGCGCTCCACGACTACAGCCAGCAGGACACCATGGAGACCGCTGGCCGTGTGATTCAGGCGTACAAGGAGCACAGGGCCACCGATATCAAGATCGACGTCATCGGTCTGGGCGCCGGCGTGGCAGACAGGTTGAGGGAGCAAAGCGCTCCCGTGACCGAGGTCAACGTTGCAGAGAAACCCAACGACCCCGAGAACTTCGACAACCTACGCAGTGAGCTGTGGTGGAACCTGCGGCAGCTCCTGGACCCGAATACCAAGATGAACCCTAACCCGATCGGTCTGCCGCCGAATGATGAACTCCTGGCCGACCTGTCCGGCATTAAGTACAAGATCAACTCCTCGGGAAAGATTGTGGTCGAGTCAAAGGCTGAGATGAAAAAGCGCTTAGGCCGCTCCCCAGACTATGGCGATGCGGTCTGTTTGTTGTTTGCGAAAGGGCGCAGGATGAACATCGACGCCTTGAGGGCACTTGCGAGCATAAAGATCTATCGCTAGAAGCGGGGTGAAAAGATGAGCTTCATAGGTGAGATGGTGAGGATACCTAGCAAGATAGCAGGAGAAATCTCCAGGCTGCGCCAAACGGTTCATCGATGGGGAATACGCATAGCCAGCTCTTCTCCGGGTGTTTACCAACTCCGTTCTGAACCTGTGGACTACCAGCTGGCGCGAGAGCTCTACGATAACACAAATGATGCATATAAGCTGGGCGCCGCCTTCGCCAAGCCGGTGATTAACACTACTGTCGGCTTCATGGGCATACCCCGTTTTGTCAGCGAGGATGAAGATGCGCAAGCGGTGCTGGATGAGTTCTTTGGGGAGCACTCTTCACTGATGCAAATGACGCATCTGGGTGGGCTGAGGGATGGGGATTGCTGGGTCTGGCTTACCCGGGAAGAGTCCGAAGAAAACAGTGCGCTTTATCCCGAGGCCGTTGGCGGCAGGTTAGTCTATAACATAATTCCGCCCGAGATGATTGCCCAGGACAAACTGAAGCGCCACCCCATCACGGGTGAGATCATCGAGTATGTACTCGAGTCCTCCTGCGGATGGATTGACGAACGAGGGAATCTACGCAAATGCAAGGTGCAGGAGCGCATCAATAGAGATGCCCGAATCACGACGATCATCGAAGGAGACAACCCTGGCATCGAGGAAGGGGAACGGGAAAATCCGTGGGGGTTCATCCCTATCGTTCAGTTTTCCAACGAGAGGGATCCAGGGTCTGCTTTTGGGAAGAGCGAGCTCGAGGTGATCGAGCCGTTCATCAAGGCATATCACGATGTGATGCTCCACGCCATCCAGGGTTCCAAGCTACACAGCACTCCGAAACTCAAGTTGCATCTCAAAGACGTCGACACCTTCTTGTCAGTCAACTTCGGCATAACGGATCTTGCCGAGTTCATGCGTAAGGGCGGCGAACTCAAGATTGATGGTAGAGAGGCGTTCATCTTTACGCAAGACGGTGAAGACGCCGACTTCGCCGAAGTGCGTTCTGCCACCGGCGATGCCAAAGAACTGCTTCAACTGCTGTTCTGGTGTATCATAGATGCCTCTCAGACACCGGAGTTTGCATTCGGAACCCACACGCCCAGTTCCCTGGCCAGCGTTAAGGAGCAGATGCCCGTGCTGATCAAGAAGATTGATCGCAAACGGGAGCAGTTCGCTGACAGCTGGAAAAGGCTCGCCAGGATGGTACTGGCTATGGAGTCGATGGCTTCAGGCAAGAAGTTTGCTACCCATGCTGTTGAGCTGGTCTGGGATGAGGTAGACCCGAGGGGTGACAAAGAGGTTGCTGAGACCATCGAAGTATTGGTAAGGGCCCTCACCACGGCCGTCAATAACCAGATCATGTCTCACGAGGCTGCCGTGTCGTTCCTGGCCAAGTACGTCGAGACCATGAACGACTACGAAAGTGATGACCCCGAGGTGATGGGTGAGAAAGACAGGATCGTCCAGGATATGCTGCGCAGGTCTCAGCTTGAGGACGCTCAGCTCGCTGAAGATGAACAAAAGATGATCGAGCAGGTCTTGGCCGAGATCCAAAAGAGCCAGAACCGCGGCCGTGATGGTGATGCGTGATGTCTGTCCAGGAGATGACCAGGCGCAACATCGAGCTTATTCGGCGCATATCAGACAGCGTGATGGGCCGGGAACTCCTCACAGCCAGAAGGGACTTTCTGGCTGTCAAACTGAGGCATGAGCCCGCATTGGCCAAGATATACCTGGATGCGGCGGATCGAGTGGCCAAACAGCTGAGAAGCTTGAGCCCCACTGTGGGTCAGCTGACTCGCAACCACCTCGAGGCCTTGGACAAAGCGCTGCGCAAGGAAGCCGACACCATCTACCAAAAGAGCGCTGCACTCATCAAGACGGGCCTGATGGAGGTTGTAGAGATCGGGGCCCGGCCGATAGACAACTTCCTCATCAGGGCTTTGAAAGAGGCGGATGCTCCGATAGACTTCTTGCGCCTGCAGAGGGGGTTTGCTGATCTCAACAAGTCTGCAGTCGAAGCCTTCTGGCTGCGCACTCGCCAAGGGTTAGCTATTTCGGATCGCATTTGGGAGCAGGCCGAGTCCGCCAGGCAGGCCATGCGGGATATTATCCACGCAGGCATAACTTCGGGGCGCGATGCTGTCCAAGTGGCGAAGGATTTAGAAGTTTATGTGAGAAATGGTACACTTGCGGAAGACTATCCGAACATGATGGCGCGCATGGAGCGCCGTGTGCCTGGCAACCTGTCCTATGAAGCACTCAGGCTTGCCAGGACAGAGTACGCAATGGCCTTTAACGAAGCAGTCTACAGCAGGGGCATGATCAACCCGGCCTATATCGGCGTTCAGTACTGCTTATCGGATAGTCATCCGGAGCCAGATATCTGCGACGATTTGGCGTCTGCAGACCTCTATGGCATGGGGCCAGGGGTGTACAAGAAGGGTGAAGAACCTCCCCACCCGCACCCAAACTGCCTCTGCTACGTCGTGCCCGTCGTCATTGAAACAGAGAAGTTTGTTCAGGACTTGATCCGTTGGAAGAAGGATCCCCGGTCGGTTGACTACTTGGAAGAGTGGCACAACAACATCTATAGGCAGATGGTGTTCTAAGGAGGGCCATCATGCCCCGGATACCCAGCCTCGAGACTACGCGGTATTGGGACAAGTTCCTCCATCTCGCACGAGACTGCATGAGGGACCTGTTTGACTATGCCCATTATTGGGATCAACTAAGTAGCGAGCACCGATACAGCTTGCTGCAGTCCTGCGGGCTGATCAAAACGGCCATACCGCATCTGCAGGGAGGTCGCGAAAGGGGCGAGCTGACCCGCAGGCAGCTGAGGGAACTGGCTGTTCTTGAGCGCAGGTATTCTGAGGCTGTGAAGCTCCTGGAACTGCTGAGACGCAGGGACCAGGAACTACACGCAAAGGAGAGGGACCATGAATAAGACCAAAGTCCAGTGCGACAATTGTCCTGCAGTATTCATCGTGCAGGACAATATGTTTGTTAGGCAGGTTGAGGATGGTATCGAGGAAGTCGGGTTCACCTGCCCGGAGTGTGGGCGTGAGACCATCGCCTACAAGATTGATGACGAGATCAAGCTGTTGCAGAAGAAGGTGAGGAAAGAGCGAGAGAAGGCCCAGAGGAAGATCGAAGCTGGCGTTGAGCCGAGGAAGGCCGAACGGAAGTTGAGGCAGGTGGTCCGTTCGCTGAGGCATTCGATGGATAGGCTAAACGGAAGGACACCTGAATAGCAAACGATGGGAGTTTCCTCCCGCCGTTGTTATGCCAAGAGTCCTTTCTTCGTGAAGGCGTCCTTCACTTGGTCAATGGTCTTGGCGAGCTCGTCTACTTCGTTTGCAACTCTCAGAAGAAACTCGTTATCAACTGGTGACAGTTCCTCAAGACCCGTTTCTTTGAAGAACGCCGATAGGTCCTTGAGCGAATCGGCTAAGGCGGCGCATGCTCTGCCGAGGCGCTGCGCGTCATCGAGAGTTTTCTGAAGATGAGCGGTGGCTTTGACCAACAACTTCTGCTCCTCGCGGGGATCCATTTTCTCACCTCCTTGATGGATTATTCGCAGGAAACAGATGAAAGTCCTCCTTGGGAATAGAACATATGTTTGCCGATTATCTGAATGAGGCATCACTGAACGGTGGTGCTTTTTTCATGCCTTGAAAGGAGAGGGAGTCAATGAGTGATGCTCGGCAGATGGTTTGGTTGAGCAGGCATGCGGTCGGGACGTGCACTCTGTGCGGCCGGAAATGGGACCATTTTCAAGGCATGGGTGGCCTTGTCCCGCGAGCGAACGCCGATCCTGATGGGCCAGGTCTCTGCGTCATCGGCATTTGCAATGAGTGCATGGAAGTCATCCGTCGGGCAAGCGTTGACGACATCAGGCAGAAGTACCGTGAGATCTCGGCCACCAAGCTCAAGAACCAAGGTGAGGCAGACGAAACGTGGGGGCCCGAGTCTAACCTGCAGAAGCAAAGAGACCCTTTGAAGAATCTTGGAGAAAACCCGACCGTGGAACAGGTCAGGGAAGCGGCAAGGAAGGCTGCCTCTGAGTCTGTGGACAGACACATGCGTCAACTTGGCGACCTTGATATCATCGCCTTCCCACGATCAAAACTAAAAGCGAGAGTTGAGTCGCTCAAGAAACTGCGGGAGATCGAGAAGGAAGCTCGTCAGAACGTTGATCGGTTGTGGCGGGAGTACAAAGACCAACCGGATCTGCTTGAGGTCTACCTCCCCAGTGCCGAGCGGATGCTCGAGATGGTAAGCCAGGCTGTTGATGCCATGATCGAGGGGGTGCTGACATGACTGCGTTCTGGGTCGGGATGTTTGTTGTAGCTGTGGTGTTCTTGCTGTGTTTGGAGCCTCAAGAGGGTGGCCGCCTCCGCTGAAAAAGGGAGAGCTCTTGGCCACGGATGACAGAGAAGCTGGCCGTCATTTTGGTTTCTTTGAAAGGGGGTGACACCAATACCGATTAGCGTATTCACCATCAAAGACACCGTTTCCATCAAGGCCTGGGAGCCCACAAACGTGTGGCCCAAACTCAAAAAGGGCCTGGAGCAGGGAATCGGCGGTGCCAAGGAAGCTATCCAAGAAGCATATGCGGTGGTGACATCGCCCATAGGCGAAGACTTCGGCCCGGAACATGTCTTCGGCCTTCATCACGAAGTGACGGATGAAGGCGATGTGGTGCTGAACAAGTTTGCCCTTGCTAAGGCGGCTGCTGACCTATCCGCCAACACCAGCCTGACGGATGATCAGAAAGCTGCGGCCAGGGCCCACTTGCGGAGGCACTATCAGGAGCTGGAAGAGGAACCTCCCGCCAGCTTGGTAGAGGGAGAGATGTCTATCCTCGATGCTGCCCTCGGTGGAATGAAGCCGGCAGACATTCCTCTGGCCCCCGGGGTTGACTTGGAGGCTATCAAGGCCGGGGATGATGACCCGCTTGAGGTCGTAGTGAGTGTCCCAACCAGTAAGTCCAAGCGCGGCTGGTTCTACACGGGCGAGAGCTTGCAGGATATCGTTAACTTCGTGAACCAGCACACTCTATCTGGCTTCCTCGGGCACCAGAAGCCGGACAATGTGGACACCGAGTTTCCCACGCCCGTCACCCACTGGGTAGGAGCCAAGTGGGAAAACGGCAAGGCTTACTTTAGGGGTGTGGTGGACAAGGCAGCCGCGGACCTCAAACGGTGGATCCGCTCCAAAAGGGTCACTCAAGTGTCGATCTTCGGCATGCCCACGCTAAAGAATGTTGGTGGAGAGGTTCATGTAGTCGGCTACAAACCGTTGTCCATTGATTGGACACCGCTGCATAGGGCAGGAATGCCCACCGAAATTGTTGCTGTCGGGGAAATGGATGGTATTACTGCTGGCGAGTTTGATGTGAGTCTAGTTGGTTGGGATGGTAGTTTCGAGGGGTTAAGGGAGGCTCTCTTTGGGGCGGTGCGAACCAGGTTTGGCAACAAAGATGTCCACGCCTGGGTCCATCGTCTTTTTGCTGACCATGTGATCGTTGGAATGGAGCCCTCTACGGGCCCCAAAGAGTTTGCGAAAGTAAGCTACTCAATTTCAGATGGTCGTGTTGTGCTAGGGGAAGATGTTGTCAAAGTGGTGGAGCAGATAACCTATGTGCCCACCGGGGAGATGGAAGCCATCCCTGCACCTGGGGCTTCTTCGATGGCTTACGATGGCAGTCACGAAGGGTTAAGAGAAGCGTTACTGATGGTCTTGCGCACCAAGTTCAAAGAACCCGAGAATTTCGTTTGGGTGCGCCGAGTGTACGATGACCACTGCATCGTAGAGATCGAAAAAGGCGGAGCCTCTAGGTGGTTTAAGGTTGGCTATGGTGTTGTGGATGGCAAGGTAGTCCTGGGTAACGATGCTGTGGAAGTGAAGGAGCAGATCATCTATACCCCGGTATCCGGGGAAATAAGCACAGAAGGAGCTGATGAGAACATGACCATTCAGGAGATGCTGGTGGCCATTCGTGCTGCAGTGGCCAAAGGCGAAACCAACTTGGAGTCCATCGTTGGTGAGATGGGCTACACCAAAGACCAGGTGGTCGAACTCTTCGCTGGTGAGCAGCTGAAGAAGTTCAAAACGGCCGCCGAGTACGGCGCTGACCTGGCCGCTGCGTTGGGCTTCAGCAAAGACACCGACACCAACGAAGCCCTCAAGATCGCCGGCGAGATGGCCGAGGTTTGGAAGGCTCTGGGTTATAACAAACAGAAGCCCGAGAAGCCCGCTGAGGTCGTTGGCGAGATGGTAAAAGCGATGAGCGAACAGGCCAAGGCCGCTCACCAGAAGTTGGTGGCAGAAACCATCAAAGAAAAGGTGACAGGCGAACAAGCTCAACTGCTTGTGGCCAAGCTGCTCAATGTGCCGGAAGGCGCAGCCAAGGAGCAGATTGTCGGTGAGATCGACAAGATCCTGGCCGATGAGACCATCAAAGGTCTTTTGGGCAAGAACTTCATCGATCCGCCCGCACCCAAGGGTGGCGGTGGAGAGGGTGCTCCTAAGCACCTGGTCACAAAAACCGTATCCATTTAGTCCATTGAGCTGGAAGGAGGAATGACAAATGGCTTACAAAGGCCAACCGGTGCCCAGCACCACTTATCAAAAGGGTTACTTCAAGGTAAGCGATGGCAAGAGCGTCGAGGTTTCTGTCCCCGCTAATTCGGATCTTAAGGCGGGGCAGTTCGCGTATCTGGACGGGTTCCTCGGAGTGATTACGAGGGATGTCAAGACCGCGGCGAATGAGACCGCCAAGGCCATCCTCATCATCGAAATGGCGGAGTACGAAACCGACCAGATCGACGACAGCAAGACTTTCGCCAAGGGCGACAAGGTCTATTGGGACAACACGAACAAGAGGTTCACAACCGATACCACAGGCATTTTCGCCGGCGTGGTGACAAACGCCAAGGATAGCAAGGGCGTGATCTGGTTCGTCCTGTGGCCTGGGTTCGTCAACGAGACCGCGCTCCAGGTGATCGGTGATCTCAATGATCTCAATACTACCGACAACCAGACCCTTGTGGATGCCATCAACGAGGTTGCCGAGACCGCAGCGGGGATTGGCGACTTGCAGGACCTGACCACCACAGCGAAGACCAATGTGGTTGGCGCTATCAATGAGGTTGCCGGAAGAGTGGCTGCCAATGTCACCTGCTCCGACACTGCCGACATTGACGCCATCAGGACCGCGCTTATCGGGCTTCTCGAAGCTCTTAAAGATGCAGGCCTGATGGCCAGCGGCGAGTAAGCGAAAAACCCTAAGAACGGAGGAGAAAGCACATGGCTGTTAAGGTCATCAGCATTGAGACCCTGAAGGATGCAAAACGCCAAGGCACTTTCGAACAGAAGGTGCCTTTTACGTTGAACCACAGGGAGTACGCCGCCATCAAGCGCATCGTGAACGGTGAGATGGAGGTCTTCTCCTTCAACCGTCCGCTGGGTGAGATGATCACCACCGACGCGGTGCGAAAGGAGCTCATGGAGAAGGTCGTACTCGATGTGGAGCTTGGCCGTGAGGCCACCCCAGTCCTCTTCACGCCCATTTACGAGCGCCTGGAAGACAGCAACTTCCCCGAGGTCTTTGAGGCCAAATGGGCGCAGCGGGGTGTCGTGGTGTTCGCTGAGCACATTGAAGGCCAGGAAGTCCGCTTCGGGCACCTGCAAGCCGAACAAGGCCCGATCGCCCGCATCGTCACCTATGCGGCGGGTATCGAGTACACCGAGGACATGGTTGAGTACAACAGAACATTCGATATGGAGGAGATCAACCGTGCCTTTGGCGAGGCCTACAATGCTCTGCTGAACCACCTGCATCTCGGTCCCATCATCACCTACAGCTACGCCAATGCCAACAAGACCGATCCGGTGCTTGTGGATGTTGAGGGCAATCCTGCCACATCCGGCTACCACAAACTCCTCAGCCTCCGCGAGACCCTAAAGCAGGGATTGGCTGATGCCAGGAAGGAGAAGCGCCCTGGTACCATCCTGCTCGTAGCTGGCGAGCGCCTGGAGCATGTTCAGGAAGCCCTCGGTAGCTTCTACGTCCGCGGCACCGACTATCCTCCGCTGTCGGGCATTGAGCAAATCATTGCCTATGACGGCTGGGAAGCCGAGGTGGGGAAGAAGAAGGTCACTTACAACGGCGTCGCGAACGACAAGGCATACTTGATCCGCCCGAAGCGCGGGTTCAAGGAGCTCATCAAGCACGATCTCCGAATCGATGCGACCATGCCTGATCTCTCTCGCTTGATCGAGGCTCAGATCGTGGGCCGTGCACGCCGCGGCGTGTTCGCAGCTCTGCCCGAGAACGTCCAGGAGATCACGCTGCCTGACTTCTAGGCGGTGAACTCATGAGATGCATTGATTGTGCGCATTATCCCTGGGTCCCGACAGCGGATCCAGGGATGATGCCTCCCATGAGGTGCCATCCAGAGCTGGAGGCCAGGCGTTGGACGGAGGAGAGCAAGAAGCTGGATCTCCGCTGTCCTCACTTCGCCGGCATAGGGGAAGACCCCGGCCAGAGCGAAGTGGCGGTGATGGAGACTCCCTCGGGGGATAACGCCGGCGCAAGCGGCTTTGTCAGCCCAGACGATTTCACGGCTAAACAGCTGAGAGCTATGGCCGATGAGTACGGTATCAAGTACAAGGCCAGTGCCACCAAGAAAGAACTGGCAAGGTTGATCAATGACCATTTGAAGGGGTGATAACATGACCCCAACACAAGAGGCGATCGTGAAGCTCAGGCTGTACCTGGACGAGAAGATCCCGCCAGGCGGCAGTCAAGATGACACCCGCTTCTCCGACACCGAGCTTGAGGTGTTGCTTGATGACTCTGAAACCATCTACGGAGCGGCATCGCTTGGTTGGAGCATCAAGGCAGCCATGATCCAGAAAGAGATGGGCGATATCGAGGAGACCCGGACGGGCCAGGAAACGTATCGCTACGTCCAACTGAAGGATCGGCTTGCCCATGCACAGACGATGGCTGAGGACTTCCAGCGACGTGAGCAGGAAGAGCTCGGGAAGAAAAAGACGGGCAGCTGCATCCTGCGCATAGCCGCTCCAGAGGTGCTGTAACATGGACCTTCAGAAGCGAAGAGAACTCACTCTGAAGGCCATAGCCATCAACCCATGCGAGATCGTCCTTACAAGGCGCCAGCGGGTTGATGATGGTGCAGGCGGATGGACGGATGAAGACACACAGTTGATCCCCCAGACTTTCCGGCTCTTCCTCGGAAACAGTTCCTCCAAAGAGATCGTGAAGGACGGCGGGACACTCCAGGTGAACAACCGAGAGATGATTTGCCCATGGGATGCAGATGTGCAGGCCGGCGACACCTTTGAGTTTGGCAGGGTCCACCACCGAGTGGCAGTGGTGAACCCCGTTCGCTATCTGGGCGAGATCGTCTCGTATCAGTGCGTTGTGGAGGAGGTGGTGTGATTGCCCGGGGCAGATCAAGTGAACCGAAATCTCATGGCTTTGGCCGACAGGCAAAAGGCGGCGCTGCTTGCTTTGAGCGAACAGTATGCGGCCAGAATGGAAGCCTATGCGAAAGCCAACAAGAGGTGGCAGGACAGGACCGGGAACGCCCGCCAGGGCCTCTTTGGATACTCCATCATGCGGGACCAGTCCTTGATCACTCGTGTCGCCCATACCGTGGACTACGGCGTGTACTTGGAACTCGCCAACCAAGGGCGATTCGCCATCCTCCTGCCCACGGTCAGGCGTTTCGTGGCTGACTACCTGGAAGATGCCAAAAGGGTGATGTCCGGATGAGGGCAGCCCTCTATCAATACCTGGTTCAAAACTGCGAGTCCATCACGTCTTGGTATCAATCGGGTGCCCCCAATAAGGACACTAAGAAGCCCTACGGTGTCATCAAGCTTGGCGAAGAAATGAGAGCCCCTTTGAGCAATAGGGGGTTCTTTCGCGAGTTGACCATCTGGCCTTACTTCGCCCCCGGCAGCTTCGTTGCGGTCGACAAGGCCGTGGCGGAGATAAAGCAGTTGTTGTCAGGCGCCATCCTGACAACGAGCGAAGGTCACATGTTTGAGATTGAGTGGGTTCACACAGGTCAGGACTTCCAGGACCCTGACCTAAACGCCATAACTCGCATGGTCGAGTTCAGAATCCCATGCGTTGGGAAGTAATGAGAAAGGAGCTGAGAAGATAGATGGACATCCTTTACGGCTGCAAATTGATGATCGTCTATGAGATTGATCCTTCGACAGGGCTAGAAAAGACGGAGGACGGTAAGTCCGCTCGCTTCGAGACTCCGCAGCAGTGCGGCATCAACCACCAGTGGATTGAGGGCCAGCGCACAGAGTTGCGAGGTGGGGACCGCTTGCTCAGTACTGTCGAAGAGCCGGCCTCCCTGATCGGAGTCGAGCTTTCCTTTACGAATGCCACCCTGCCCGGAGAAGCCCTCGCACTCTTGGCCGGAGGTACCTACGAGAATAACAAATACAGCGCTCCGAGGCTTGGAGAAGAGCCCAGTCCCGTGATCGTCGAGCTGTATGTCGCCAAGTATGCAGAGGGCAACAACGACACGAGCGGCATCACTGGGTACCGCAAGTGGACCTTCTGGAATGCCACAGGCCGCGTGCCCAACTACACCGCTCAGGACCGCAACTTCATCACACCGCAGTTCACTATCCG